CCCCGGTTGCGGCGACCTTGGTGAGTTTGACGCGTAACCGTCACCGTGAATTTTTTTCACGAAAAAAAACACGTTTCAGAGCGGGCCAGAGCTCGCGAAAATTTTGAGGACAGTCCCTTGGGTATGTCCTCAATTTCTCACTCCTCAAATCTTGAGACTCGAGCCTTTCACGTGACCATCTCCACCCGTGATGACGTGTCACCTGAGTGCATCAAGGAACTGGTCAAGCATTTCAGCAAGACCACGGACTATGCCTATGCTGTCACGGAACATGGCGAGTCAGGCAAGCTCCATCTGCATGCCGTCCTACTATATAAGAAGTCTCGATCCTCCGGGAAACTGCATGCGAACCTCTGGGATCGCTATGTCAAGCCGCACCACCCGGACTCCAAGGGCCGGTACGCGGTCAAGGTCCAGGTATGCCCGGGCAACAAGTGGTACGACGAGTACCTCAAGAAGGAGGCTGACTGCACCGTCGTTCTCGACACGTATGACCGCGACGCCTCTGACGAGTACTTTCCATCGCCCGTTGTCCAAGAGGCTCTCATGGAAGCTGGAAAGCGCAAGGGGCTTCCCGCCCCCTATATCGAGGATCACGTTACCGCGTGGGTGGCGAGTTCTTTCGAGAATTCACCAGAAGGCGCTCTCACGTACCTCCAGCACTGCATGTACGTTGCCAAGACCATGGTCCCTCTCGACGATCTCCGCAGACTCACCAGCAAGTCCGTGATGTACTGGAAGTATCGGAACGGGATCTGCGTGCCTACCGAACGTGAATCGTACATGCTCCGACAACTCGTGGAGGGTCCGACTTATGACGTGTGCGCACGTGCTCCCGAGCGTTTCCGTGTGGACGAACATCCGAACTACAGGCCCCCCGACGGGTGGGTCCCACGTGCGCAACCATTCGTGGCTGCCCCTCCGAGTATTTAAGTCTCGATTATTCGAGCGTAATGAATGCCCAAACGTGGTCGCTCAAGGTCTCGTGTGCGTGCAAACTACGCACGAGTTACTTCTGTGTCCCAAATGGGTCGTGCACGAGCTGCACGGCGGTCCTACAAGAAGAGGAAGACCCTGTCCAAGCAAGTGGGTCGGATTCTCAAGACCATCGAGACCAAGGAAGGCCAGTGGAAGAGCGACGTCAATCGAGCGATGGCCCATAATAACGTGAGCGTTATCACGGCTCCTGGCATGGGTGGTTCGTTCATGAACGTCTTTCATATCAACCAGGGTGTCACTGATAACGACATGAGTAACGGGAATGGTAACCGTCTCGGTGACGAGATCACTGTCCAGTCAGTCAAGTATCATGCGTTCATCGAGAACGCACTGTCACGTCCCAAGGTCTATTACCGGTTCATGCTGGTCAAATGTGCCAAGGGTGACCTCCCGACACGCGCCACACTGTTCAAGAACAACGCGGATAACAAGATGATCGACGAGATCAACACGGAGCGTTATACCGTGATTTATCAGAAGATCTTCAATGTCTCAGCAAGCAATAGTGCTCCAAGTGGTCCCGGAGTTTTTCCACCATCTGGCTCCGGTGAGCCTACTGGCACTGCGAATGCTCCTGGCATTGCTACAAGAATCATGAAGGTTGTCATCCCAGGCCGCAAGTTTGGCCGGGGTGGCGTGATCAGATACGAAAATGGCACGAACCAGGTCAAGTTCTTCGACTACGTGCCTCTGTTCGTGGTATATGACTGGTATGGTACCCCCCAAGACATCAATAATGTCGGGCGTATCAATGAGTTGTACGCGAAAATCCGCTTCAAGGATGCGTGAATAAATCGTGCGATTGTCCACCGATCGCGTCCAACACCTAGCTGTCACTTGTAACGCTTTTCGTCCGGCTCCCTTCCGCCTCCGTCTTCCGGCCGGCGTCGGCGTTCGGGCTGTTTTCCGCCTTCAGGGACCGCCCGGCGCCGCCATGTCATAGAGAACTCACCAACGAGCCGCCCCCGGTTGCGGCGACCTTGGTGAGTTTGACGCGTAACCGTCACCGTGAATTTTTTTCACGAAAAAAAACACGTTTCAGAGCGGGCCAGAGCTCGCGAAAATTTTGAGGACAGTCCCTTGG